AATAAACTCACTATTCAATTAAATAATGTACAAATAAACATGGCAAAATCAAAAAATAAAGACATTGTCGACACTACCCCAAACAACAAAATAATATTTGGTATGGTATTTGTATACATATTGATATCTTCAATTGTTGTTGTTTACTATTCGATGATTTATAAACCCAAAGAAACATCATGTGATATTGATAATAGTCAAACAGACAAGCTCACAGAACATCTAAACCAATTAGCAGTCGAAAATGAAAACATTAAAGATGAGATAGATGTCTCTATCACACAAGTTCCATATGCTTACAAAAACGCAGTTGATCGAGAGATTTTGAATTTGAGAACCAACTATGGTAAAATGTTAATCATGAGTGGTATAAAAACTTTTAATATCGACGTAAACATGGTAGATCATGCACAGGACAGACTAGCTGTTGCATGTTTCAACACAAATGATGAGGAAGGTATTCAATTGCTTACTGATTTGCGATCAGATGGTGATCAAGACTATCTTACACTACGTCTCTTGTTGAACGAGGGAAAATCTAATGCTCTAGTCTTGAAAAGCAAAGAAATCAATGTACAAGAGTGGATATTTAACGAATCTCTACCAAAAATTACAGTATTGTGCACTTGGTCTACTACACAGGTGGGATGGTCTATTTTTGGCCATTCACAAGATAGGGTTTTTGTGTTTCAAGACAAAAAAATTGTCGATGTTGATGTTGGAGATGTAATATCTGTATATGCCAACAGTAGAAAAACGTATAGTACAATCACCATACGTACACTAAAAAACACACGAGGAGACTTGTTGATTACAGACGACTTGAATGTTTATCTGTAATCGTAATACCCAATATATAAGACGTGCATTTGAAAACAAAAAAAACAAATCAAAAAATGAGCGATATTGAAAAGTGGGTAAAAAGCACAACAAAGGAAAATTTGATTGCTCTATTTGTAAAACATGACTTGCCTCGTGACAACATTTCAAAGCTTTCCAAATTGGAATTGGTAAAGATATTACTCGACAATGGAGTAGAGCGTGAAAAAGCTAGAGTGAAACGAAAATCGGATGACGTTGCCCCGGAAACACAAAAGATTAAAAGACCAAAGACTTTAAAGGCAGAATCGCCATTGGCTAGTCTTGTATCAAAAATAAAATCAGAATTGGGAGAGCCTTCAGTTTTGAACTTGGAAACGACAGATGTTGCCGGTTTGTCAATGTATGATAATTTGTTGATTGACGACAAGAATATTGTTGTGGGTAAATTTGATAGCGATGGAAAAAGTGTCGTCATGTTGGACAAGGATGATATTGAAAAGAGTATTGGTCACAAGATTGATTATTGTAGATTGAGAATTGCACATGCCTAATGCACATGCCTAATCACAAAAATTTTGAAAAACAATTTTCAAATGATATATAAAAAAAAGGTTTTGACTCTACAGCTTTATAAAAAAAATGTTTTGTGATACGTGCTCTTCAATTATTTTGGATACATTTTACAAGTGTCCAATAAATATAAAACACAACAAGATTGAAATTAGTATGACGTCATTATGTAACACTACTCATGTCTTTAGGCAAGATATTCCAATCATTGAAATGACATCGACGATTAGCACGATACCAGAAGAAATTTTGTATTATGATGACGCCAAGTTTTGCAGCAAAAAATGTGTCGAGATATTTGCCCAACAGAATGAAACAAATTATATGTTTTCCAAAAGCATTCCAATAATGATGCGAAATAGTACAGGATTTTGCGACAAGACTGATGATAGATCAATTATATTACCAAGTGTAAAAAAGGGACATTTCTTTGTCTAAATTGTTGAAAATTATATTTCAACTTGTTCATTTTTTAATTGATATATTGCATTTGCAATTATCTCTTGCACAAATGTTTTAATGTCTGATTCTGTCCACGTTTGCACAGAATTTGAATACATGGTATACTCTTTTCTAATAGTAGTAAAAACTATTGTAATATGATCTAAATATAGAATCGAAACAAAAACCCAATTTCAAAAACCCTGAGCTCCAGAATCAAAAGTGAAAATATTGTGGGGCCACTAAATTGGAACGTTGGGTTCAACTTTGCCTGAGGTGACAGAATTTTTGTCTGATTTTATAATATATGTTGGAATATGGTACATGCAATAAATCTTGGAATAAATTATCATAAATTAAACAAGAAGACAAAAATCCTGTCGACTCACGCCAAATTCAACAAAAACCTTTTTCAAAAACCCTGAGCTCCAGAATCAAAAGTGAAAATATTGTGGGGCCACTAAATTCAATCGTTGGACTTCAACTTTGCTTGGATCGCCCAAAAATTTGTCTGATTTTATGTGGGTTGATCTATGCGAATAATAAATGTCTTATTCCATACCTGCCACATTTGCCAATATTATTAGAGGAGCTCAAGATACTGTGGCTGTTGATGTCCTGTTTGATTCTCTAATTGGTTATATTAATGAATCATCGCCTGTTGGAATTGTTAATGCGCTATATGGTAGTTCAATTCCAGACGGTTGGCTTTTGTGTAATGGCTCTACATTTAGTGGGACTTTGTATCCTGATTTACAATTGTTTTTGGGTGGTACTACACTTCCTGATTTACGAGGTTACTTTTTGAGAGGTCTGGATGGTACAGGTGTCGTAGATAGACAGGTTGGAAGAACCTTAAAAAGTATTCAAGCTGACAACTTTGGATCTCATAGCCACACTGGAAATACCGATCAAGGCCTGCAATTTGGAGATGTGAAATTTACTACTGACGAAGGCGGAGACGATCGTACTTTTGTTGTGATGAGTGGCAATACACAATTTAACAGTAGCGCCCTAGCTCATACACATTCTCTCAATATAAACAATACAGGTGGTTTGGAAACAATACCCAAGAACGTTGCTATAAATTATATTATCCGCGCTCGAAAAATCTTGTAATTTTTTTCCTAAATATTATAATAAATGTCTATAGCTTCATCTTTATCGCCAATCAAAGCAAACATTATTCGAGTTATTCAAAGACCATCTACTTCGATTGGTCAATTGAATAACAATGTTGATCAAGTTATTTCTACAACTGCAAACACACCTATTCTTTTTCAAACTCAAACTATTGGAACCAACAATATGGCTTTGACACCAAATGGTATTCGTATGGTAAGAGGGGGAGCATATCGTCTGGAACTAAATTGTTTTATCAATTCATTAACTGCTGGTCAATTTTTGATTGATATCAATGTCAATGGTGTACGAGTTGCAAGAAACGCAAGCTCAAACGCATCGACAGGTATTTTTAGCATTTATACAGACACAATAGCTACATGTCTAGAAGGATCAATTGTTACTGCTAGTGTCACTTTCCCTACCGCTGCCAGTGGAAGCATTGTGGGTGTTGCTCCACTTTCTGCATATCTCCGCGCAGAATTAATCAGATAAATTTTATAATAAATGTCTTCTTACACATCTTCAACTAATGCCAATATTGTCAGATCTCTTCAGGATACCCGAGCGTCATTTGTAAACATTTCCAACTCTGTAGCACAAAATGTAACTGTTACTACACCAGTTCAAGTTGTGTTTGGTACTACAAATTTTGCGCCAACTGATGCAAACATGACAGTCGTAGGCAACTCGGTTGTCATTGGTGCTACTGGTGCTGGTCAATATAGAATGGTTACATCTTGTTCTATTCTATCTGGTGCAGCTGGAATTTATATTCTGGACATCTATGTTAATGGTGTTTTGGCATCTCGTGATCAAAAGACTTGTGCTGCTGCAACAGTCAACAGCTTTCAGGTTATGCATGTGCAAAATCTTCTTGCTGGAAATATTGTAACCGTGTTTTTGACTGCGCCTGCTGTCACTGCCACGACCATTTACTCTGGTGCAGTATCACCTAACGTTCCTGCATTCCTTCGAGTTCAAAGAGCAAACTAAAAAATATATAATGTTGAAAATAAAATTTCAACTCTGTGATGACAATCGTATATAAAAGCTATAGGATTATTATAATTTTTTATTAAACGAAATGGATCAAGAATTGAAATTTGTTCAGTTTGGAATAGCGTCTAGCGACATGATACTTCGCCAATCTGTAGTCGACATTACATCAACAGAAAAGTTTGGAGAGCATGGAGTTTACGACGAGAGAATGGGACCCTTAAACGGCCAAACATGCAAGACGTGCTTACAACCTGCTCTTGCATGTACAGGACATTTTGGCCATATAGTTTTGATTGAACCTATACCAAATCCATTGTTTGTATCTCGTCTATTATCCATATGTGGAATATTTTGTTGGTATTGTTCAAGAAGAGTGATTGATGTTATTCCAAAGATTAGACAACGTAGAAATGAGTCATTCTTGAGTGTAATGACGTCAAAGACTAGGAATCTAAAGTGTCATGCTTGCAAAATGGAGCAACCTATAATTGTATATGACAAGAGTGGAGTTTTGCATTTTAAAAATGGTGAACGAATTGACAATTTTAAACTTGTAGACATGCTAAAAAATATTACGGTCGATGACTTGATTAGCGTTGGAATACATGTAGAAAATGCAATGCCCAAAGATTATGTTCTCACAGTTTTGCCTGTCTTGCCACACATGAACAGACCTTATATGACTCAGGGAACACAAAAGTGCTGTGATGACTTGACAACATTGTATTGTGATATTGTAAAAATCAACAAGAAGGCTTCCAAGTTGGAAAGGGGCTCTGAGCAATACAATTCATTGATTGATAGATTGTCTTTTACCATTCGTACACTATTCAACAACTCTGATGGTGCAGCGACACACCCATCCAGCGGCAGAAGAATACGAGGAATGGCCGAAAGAATGGCAAACAAGGATGGGCTATTTAGAAACAATATAATGGGCAAGCGATCTGATCAAACTGCAAGAGCTGTAGCAGTTCCAGGGCCGCATTTGAATTGCGATCAAGTTGGGGTGCCAAAAAAGATTGCACAGATTCTTACAAAGTATACAAAGTGTACAGCAGATAATATCACACAGCTTCAAGAATTGTGTGATACCAACATGGTAGACGTGGTTGAGCGCTATGTAGACGGTAACCGTGTAGAGTTTGGTGTCGCCAGGTTTTGCAATCAAAAACAGACAAGACTTCATCCTGGAGATGTTATTATGAGACTAGGAGAATTGCCACTTAATGTAGTTACAGGACATGAATTGATTAAACAAGGAGATGTTATAATGAGAAAAGATTCATGTGGAAAAATGAAAGAAGTTGAAGCCCTACCAAATAGATTTAGAAAGTTTGTGCTTCAAATTGGAGATGGAGTGTCTAGATATCTTCAAAACGGAGACTTGCTTTTGGTAAATCGCCAACCAACTTTACATACTGGTAGCATGGCAGGAATGGAGGTTGTGATAAGCGATGGCTTTGGAATATCTCTTCCTTTATCTCTAACACATAGATTGAATGCAGACTTTGATGGCGACGAAATAAACCTGCACTCTGTTCAGTCTGATGAGGCATTAAATGAATTGAAAGAATTGGCACACGCTAGCAAGACGATAATGTCATCGACAACTTCCAAACCCTTTATAACCGTGGTACAAGACACTACACTTGCGCTATATCTAATGACAAAGGATATAACAATTGTAGACGATGATTTGATTGACATGAAAAAGGTTGAGCGCATATCATCTGTTAGAAGAGCGCTCAATATTAAACATGATCCAAAAGTGATTGACACTCTTGTCTTGTTATCTACATGCTTACCTGAAAAGCTGATGATCAACACAAACAATATCCAAATAGTCTGTGGAGTTTGGATAAGCGGAATATGTGACAAGGATGCAACATTATATCTAACAAATATTGTGTATGGAGACTTTGGTGCTCTTGAAGCCAGCAGTATGATTACACGTATGCAACATGTTGGTGTTGCATGGCTGTCTAGACGTGGCTTTACTATTGATGCAAATGATGTAAAGCCAATAAAAAATGTTGAAGATATAATTGCAAATATGGCAAATTCTGGAGAGTCTGGTAGAAATATTAGAGATTATTTGCACAATATTGCAATTCAAGACTCTAAAAACTCTAATCTTCAAGATTGTGTTCGTTCTGGCGCCAAAGGTACATCGTTGAATATCGGTCAAATAATATCAACTGTTGGACAACAACAAGGCAAGTCTGGATTTATAGATGCTACCCTCTCAAATGGTCGTGTGGTTATGCAAGATAAATGTGATGAGGAATTGGACAATTATCAAAAGTTGGTCAAGTACGGTTACGTTGTAAACAGCTTTGGTAGCGGATTAAATTGTAGAGAATACTTTTTGCATGCTATACCTTCCAGAGAATCTATTGTAAACACAGCAACTGGCACTGCAAACTCTGGATACTTGCAACATCGTCTTGTAAAAATTGCAGACGACGCAATTATAAAAAACGGACAAGTTATTTATAATGCTGGTACCAAAAAAACGTTATCTTTGACGTACAACAATGGCACCAATCCTTTTGCTCCGCGAATAGATCCTAATCATGAACGTGTAAAGATGCAGTTGATGGCACCCACAGTTTAGAATTTGAAAATGACATTTCAAAAAAACAAAACAAAATTATTTGTTCTTGTTTCGACTAGATAATAGTACAAGCAACAAAACCATGGCAAAAAGCACGCAGATTATTATAGTGCCAATGATTCGTTTTTGATTGTCTGCGCTATCTATCAAATTAGGAACTGGAACTTTTATATCTGGCAAGTCTGGTAATTGTTCGTGAGGAATATTTTCATTACTAGAAAACTTGCAATTCAACACGAGCTGATTAGAAGCAATGTTTACATTACCCGCAGCTTTTTGGGCATCTATTATGTTTTGACAAATATTTTGTGGACAATATGGATTTAGGTTTTTACTGTCGACCAAATATGCCGGCGTGTTCTTTTTACAAGGGAGATAGAAACACGAGTCTTGAACTTTTGTACCTGCATCATCCAACAGGTCGACAATTTTTTTATAATTTGGATCATTTGCACGATTATAGCACCTACACTCTGGATTCCTCTCGTTAGATGGGTTTGTACATATATTGTTTATTAGGGCATTTCTGTTTTGATCGTTTAAACCTTCAAACCAATAACGACAAAAGGAGGAAGAAGGATCCGAAGCATTTGCTGTTACTCGACTACAAGATTTGATTCGCGTGTTGGTCTGAGGATCAAGTAAACATTGCTTGCTTTGAACTGAGCAAAATTGTCTCATTATTCTCCCATATTCTTCATCGTTGGGATCAGGTTTAAAAAGAGAAATATATTTTGATATCTGATCTACCGTGTCAATCTTTGTGATATCATAAGAACACTCGAGTTTACGTCTGGGATCTTTGGTTGTGCTGGCATCTGCATACTTTTCACTCCAGTTTGCCCTAAAGGTTGGCTCATCACCTCCACTTCCAGGACCGAGCCAACACTCTTTGATATTAGGGCGAGAACAAACAGGCTTTGTAGAGCAATAACAGTTGGTATAACTCTCAGTGTAATCTCTTCCCGTTGGGGTGTACAGTGTACCTGTAGCATCTGTCATTTGCCCAGTATTCTTTTCACAAGGCTCCCATTTTGTAAACGCACTACACTCAAAGGCATCACACCCTCCAGAGTTGCAGTGGGAACATTCTGGTCTATAAGTTGCAAAGCCGTCTCGTTGATCCTTGGTCCCAGTTACTATATCCTTGTCTAGAGGAGCTACAGGGTTTTTCCACATTGCATCATTACCTGGTATCGTATCATTAATTGTTGTAGTAGGTTTTACTCTACTCCACACTTTGTCTGCGTCAAATACAGTCGAAGAATTTGCGCCCATTGTTTATTTGTGTTTGTTATAATTAGTTTTAATAAATGGGAAACGCAAGTGGAAAAAGAGACCCCGAAAGAGAACACGAAATTAACCAAAGATTGAAGCAACGTATGCGAGATATTACCAGGAGACAATTGGTCAGGGAAAAATATGCCTACAAAAAGGGTGCCATGGATGTAAAGAGAGCCTTAATTAAAGATACAATAAGGCGGGAAAGTATTAATAGAGGAAATACAAACATGCCCAGACGAAACAGTATGCGGACTCCCAGATCAGTTCCATGGTTATAAGTCAAACAAAAAAATCCAAGTGTAAAAAAACATTTTATTAAAACAACAAGCCCAAATCCCCCAATTCAAAAGGCTTTCTACAAGTCGGACAGTCTTTAAAGTTGCGTCTAACGACTTGTATACATTCATTGCATATATTATGTCCACATCTAGTGAATGCAATTATATCGCCCGTTGTTTGACACAGGCACACGTTGCAAGAATAGTCTTCGCTCGCAAACCAGACCGTCTTTTGCTTATCAAGTCTTTCCTTTACTGGATAGTCGCCTGGGAGATTGTAGTCCATTTGTGACGAAATACTGTGCAAATGTTTGAGGTCTTGTATACATTTTCCTACCAATTCAATTATATATTGATTTTGATTTTCAATATATTCCAAGTTTCGTTGAACAAAGCCGCAATCAGGATACGTTTCCATGGACAGTAGATGCTGTGTGTGATCACTCAATATATTAGATAGCTTTATACATCTGGTTACCAAAATATTGTAACCGTCAAATCTTTCTTTGATCATCTTCCTGTATGATTCAGAAACCAAAAACTTGTCCGAATCAATTATCCTCTCCTTGATTTTACAATTACTACGAGAAACTAAAATCAGTTTGTATATCATTTGACATCTTCTATCATGAAATCTTTTGACAATCTCGACAAATATAGAATTGTTCATTTTTGAAATAAAAGTTTCAAAATAATCTAAAAGAGAAAAAACCCAAACGAAGACTTTATAGAAAACAAATCAGACAAATTTTTGGTCACCTCAAGCAAAGTAGAACCCCAACGTTCCAAATTAGTGGCCCCACAATATTTTGACTTTTGATTCTGGAGCTCAGGGTTTTTCAATTTGGGTTTTTGTTTAATTTGGCGTGAAGTGTAATATTTTTTGTCTGATTTTATAATTTATGATAATTTTTGCAGAATTATTGCATGTACTATATTCTTGCATAAATTATAAAACGAAGACAAAAATTCTGTCACCTCAGGCAAACAAATCCCTAACGATTGAAATTAGTGGCCCCACAATATTTTCACTTTTGATTCTGGAGAGCAGGGTTTTTCAAATTGGGTTTTTGTTGAATTTGGCGTGAGTCGACAGGATTTTTGTCTTCGTTTTATAATTTATGATAATATATTCAATAGTTTGAAATTTGTTTTTCAAAATGTTTCGACTATACTTGTGCACAACCAACACATTTAGACTTGTAAATGGAATTGATACCATTATCAAGATCTTGAATTAGACAATCTTGCACTGCCTTTTCCTTGAAACAAACTTCACACATTGCAAACAGTTTTTCAAAAAAAAGGCAATGCTTTTTGATTTCTTGAGAGGATTCAAACTCTTTACCCAAAAAATCTTTTTCCAAACCATAAGCATAAACATCAGTTTTGCAAGACAATTCATACAACTGTTGTATTTGATCAAGTGTAAAGAATTGAATCTCATCTATAAAGAATACACAATTGGTATCGTTTTCAAAGACTTGCAAAATGTCATCATCTTTGGAAATATAATGTGTTATCAACGTCCAGGAACCATCTCTACTCTGCAGCCTTCCTACATCTCCTAGATCCCTTGATTTTGATACCAGAGGCAATACAACACGTGTATCAACTCCAATCTCCTTTTGTTTCTTAATCAACGCGCTAGTCTTACCGCTCTTCATTGTTCCAAGTGTTGTGTAAAGTGCCATTTTTTTTGATTATTAATTTTGAAGAAAAAATTTGTTTAGATATAGACCGCAAAGACAAAATCCCCGTCACCTCAAGCAAAGTAGAAGCCCAACGTTCCAATTTAGTGGCCCCACAATATTTTCACTTTTGATTTTGGAGAGCAGGGTTTTTCAATTTGGGTTTTTTGTTTCGAATCATCACCGCACTATCACTCACTCTCTGCATGCAAAGGTTCTAAGCACCTCCCCACAAAACTCGTAACCTGCGATTGCAGCTAAAAAAGGGTAATGTTATTAGATGAAAAATTACAAATACTCTCCTGTATGGTTGACCCACCTGTATAATGCGCAAAAATGTACACTATCATTCCAACTACTGTGCTCAGGGTTAATGTCGCTATTCGACCACACTTTGATCCATAGATCTCTGCACCCATTTTTCTTACCTTTTCGCATCTTTTTTTTTCTTTTGGGCCTCTTCTTTCAATTCCACTCCAATCTCTATAGTATATAACCCGTCATCAACGACACTGTTTGTCATTTATTATAATGGTTCATTCTAATTCTGACTTGAGAACTTTGGTTGATGGACAATCAGTCGGTATCCTAGCAGCAACTGCAATTGGCTCGGAACTTACTCAAAAGACACTTGATACTTTTCATGCAGCGGGTACAGCAGATGTAGTCATTGAGGGTGTAGAAAGAATCCAACAGTGCTTGAACAACTCTTCGACCATAAACAGAATATTTTTCAAAGTTGGCGTCGAAAAATCAAAACTGACAGAGGTGGTTTACACAACCATTGGTAGCTTGGTAGACAATAGACCAAAATGGGTGCAAAACATCGAAGAAAAAGAATGGTTAAAGGTTTGGAAACACAAATACGGTAATGTTGTATTTCCTGAAAAGTCGCACGTCATATTGTCTGTTGTATTGCCTCTAAAAAAACAAATCTTGAACAATTTTGACATGTCTATATTCAAGAGAAAAAGTATTTGGAAATCAAACGACACTTTACCACTTGCATACTCTCCATTACTCTTTGACGGTGTCGATTTTTACAACGAGTTGTTACTTGCATGTACATTTACACAAGAGTTTGTGGAAGAAATGTCTAGCAATATAATTGCAAAAGAGTTTGACTTTTATTCCAAGCTATTGTTTTTTGTCGAAAAAGTCTTTATACCAAGAGCATTAAACATACACTTGTTTGGAATTCCAAACGTATTGCAGATAATTGAGGATGATTCCAATCCAAAACGATCAATAATTCTATGCAATTCATTTGCGACTATATTTGATGTGATACACATTGATCCATTTGAAATTGTATGCAACAAGACTTCGGAAATGTGTGCTGTATATGGTATAGAAGTGGCGAGGGAATGTCTTTTGGTAGAGCTGTCAGAGATTATGACAAAAATACTTCCATGTCATATAGAAGTTGTGATAAACATTATGACATGGACAGGCAGAATAACAAGCATAACTAGATATTCTGCACGCAAAACTGATGTTTTGAAAAGAATGACATTTGAAGAGTCTGTAAGGAATGCTATATCTGCATGCATAGATGGCGAGGTTGATCTTTTGTCTTCATTTAGCAGCAAAATTGTCACATCAAAGCGTATTTGATTGCCTTAATAAAAGTTGAAAATGACAAGTCAAATTAAAGATTTGCAACTAATTTCTTGCAATGGATCTATAAAGGCAAAAAACCCTGCCTCAATAGTAGCTCTAATCTATTTGCAAGAATGTCCACACTGTATTGAAGCATTCAAAGTAATGAACGCTGTAAAATCAAAAGTAGAAGCATGCAATTTTTATTTGATAAACGCAGAAAAAGAACCACGAGTAAAAGAATTGGTAAAAAAAGTTCCATCGTTTTATGGTTTCAAGGGCGGTGAGCCTCTTGGAAGGATGGAAGCACCACTCACACCTCAGTCTTTGTATGATTTTTGGAATCAGGTTGTAGCATATGTTCCACAACAGACACAGCCTCAATCTCAGCCTCAGCATCAAAACATTGAAGTGTCAAATGATGCTTTGCGAGAACATGCTACTATAGCTCCAGTAGAAGCGGCATCAAAACAAAAAGGACCTATAATTTATGGAAATCCCATACATGATCGTTACTTGACGATATCACCATAGTTTTTTTGAAAAAATAATTTCAAAAACCTTTCAAACTATAAACCTCTTTCCAATTATACCATCGTGTGTAACATTGATACCCATTTGTCTAATATCTACAATGATTTTGTTGCTAGAAATTACACGAGCGTTATAATTCTGCTGAGACAAAAACGTATAGAATCTATCCTTGAATGTAGCAATGTCTACAATTCCCATCGGATCATCTACAAGTTCATTGGCTATAAATTTGCTAAGCCAATCATTGTTTCTCTTGTAATTATTTGTAGACGCAAGAACACAATCTGGAGTATCCAGAGTAGTGTTTCGAGTACGTTTCCAATTTTGAAGCAAATAAAAACATAGAGGTGCCTTGATTTTTTCAACATTGTTTACAAAGTCATAGTCGATAGGAAACTTTTTCTCTGCAAGCTGCTCTTCAAACGTTGGCTTTGCATCCATTACATCTACAAATGTAGATTCAAAAGCACATACTCTAAATCGAGACCATAGAGCCTCATCTTCCACAGTCTTTACCTTTGGTTCAGAATTGCACAACATGATAGGAATAGCCCTATTGATAAACTTTTTGACTTCTTTACCCTTTTGAAACAAGTCTCTCGGCTGTAGAGTATCATGTCCTGTAAGTTGTTTAATCATTCCATTGCCCAAATCTTCCTCTGCATCTGGTTCATCCAAAAACGCAATTCTTTTTCCCAACAGCATGCACAATTCTGGCGATGCCTTACCAGCTGCAGACTTGGAACCAGATAATAACGTTGTCGGCAGCTTTACACAATAGTCCTTTCCCAACATTTCTTCAATAATTCTAGAAAATGCAGTCTTTCCATTGTTTCCTTTACCTACCCAAAAAAATAAATTCTTGAGCTTCAAATTGCCAACAAACATTTGACACAAGACATCCATCATGTATGCTCGACGTTCTGGGTTTGGAAAGAATCGCTGCAAATGTCGTTTTAATTCAATCAATTCAATACTATCCTCTGCATATTCAATATAATCACATGTAATCGAACTAGAAATACAGTCTTCTGGTCTTCCTGGTCTAAACTCGCATGCATTCAAATCATATACACCATTTTGTAGTCCAATCAAATTATAATTCGTATCCAGAGAATCATGAAATCCCTTGTCAAAATATTCAATTCTCAACATTTGAATTATGCTACCCAAGTTTCCAGGCTCGTCTAGTTTTTTGATAACGCTCTGATGTGTTTCAAGCTTGGATTTGTTTTGAGGAATTGGTTCAATAGCCAAGCACATGTCTTCAACATATGGTTTCACCTTCTTGTTTAGCAAAGTCATCATAAGCATGTCACCTCCAATGCCGGTATGGCATACCCACAAGCGGCCATCAAACTCGTACCAAGTCTCACCAGAATATTTAAAAACCCTAGAGTCTTCTTCCATTACACGTTTAGAAAAGGCGGCAATTTCTCCACTCGTATTCTTTTTGAAACTATCCAAACTCTTGGCAAATATTTCCTGTCTCCATTTTGAATACTCTGTTGGGCTATCATCCTTGGCCCACTTTTTTAACATGTTGATGCCATAATTGCCAACTTTGAAGGCGCTCCATTTTTTTGAGCACGCATTATCAGCAAATTTTTCTACACAATTCATAGACCAGTTTGTCCAGATATCAAGTCCTTCACACGAGCCAAGAGTTGTAGTAAACAAACATTTTCCCACGTTTATCCATTGTATATATTCAAAACATCTATTATACGAAAGCATGGTCAATAAGCTGCGCACTTGGTCCAAATCAACAGAGTCTGATGACGATACAGATGGATTGTTCAAAAAGCTAGAAGGCTTTGGTGTTGTCCAGGTATCAACATTGTCAATGAATTGAAATACCCTTCTACCACGCGGTCTAATCGTGAGCTTTTGTGCACGTGATGCGCTCGTATCCACGACATTATCATCAAACAAGTCTATCAATTTTATCTGATCAAACAACGTATCAATGCCCATGTCGTTACCTGATGCATCCAGGGCACGTGTAATCTCATATGGTTCATTTTTTACAATTCCGGAAGATGTATTCTCACTTGGTTTTCTAGATCCGTACAAGAGCCATGCAACATCAGCCGACAAGGCATCAATTGGACACGTGTTGTTACTTTCAATTGCATCTTCTGGATTGGAAAAAATATCACAATCGTTGCACTTTTGAATTAGAGCATTTATCCACTTTTTTTGTTCAGCATTGTTTGTGACCAACAAGGGCCAATGAAGATGAAAGCCCCTTTTGACTCGAAAGATATTCTTATCATCTCCTTTTATGGGCTTTATCCTTGCATCCTTTTCTAGCAAAAAGCAAGACAAGTTTTCATCATCAACGTCGCGCAACATTTCCTTCAACAATCCATTGGCCAAGACAACTAGATTTTTGACCACGTCTTCAGTATAACACAAGTTTGCAAAGTCCATTTTTATATTTTCCGTCTCTCCGCTATCAATCAGCCCTTGCATCTTTACAGAAATATCAACGTCTAATCGAACTACAGACTGATTCAGTGGTACTTCTGCTAAACAAACTTCTTGATTACTCTCAATTTTTTTGTTGTACAACTTCCAAAATATAGCATCAGAATATGCGTCAACATAATATCTTCCTCTATAGACTTCTCCCATACCTACCAAATTATAGTGTTCTCCAACACCGCCTTTCTTTGGTTTTGCGTAAAGTTGTCGAAGTTGTTTAATCAAATCCATTTTATTTCTCAACAATATGTTAATTTTGATCCGATTTATTGTTTGATATATAGTTTGATATATAGTTTGTTAATCAGGAAAAATAAAATCAGACAAAAACCCCGTCACCTCAGGCAAAGTAGAACCCCAACGTTCCAATTTAGTGGCCCCACAATATTTTGACTTTTGATTCTGGAGAGCAGGGTTTTTCAATTTGGGTTTTTTGAAATTTGGCGTGAAGTGACTGGGATTTTGTCTTTTTATTTAATTTATGATAAGTTATTATAATTTCTATCGCATGTACCATATTCCAACATGTATTATAAAATCAGACAAAAATTCTGTCACCTCAGGCAAACAAATCCCTATCGTTCCAATTTAGTGGCCCCACAATATTTTCACTTTTGATTCTGGAGAGCAGGGTTTTTGAATTTGGGTTTTTTGTTTTTGGCGTGAGTCGACGGGTTTTTTGTCTTTTTATTTAATTTATGTTAAAATATGATAAATTATTACGGTTTCTATACATGTACTATATTCTTACATAAATTATAAAATCAGACAAAAACCCCGTCACCTCAAGCAAAGTAGAACCCCAACGTTCCAATTTAGTGGCCCCACAATATTTTCGTTTTCGTTTCTGGAGCTCAGGGTTTTTGAAAAAGGATTTTGTTGAATTTGGCGTGAGGTGTAATATTTTTTGTCTTCGTTTTATAATTTATGATAAAATATGATAATTTCTAAAAGTTTTTTTTACATGTACTTCCAAATTATCATCCGCGTTTAATCAAATTATTGAAGTTGGAACAAAACAATTAAAAGTTAAAAAGTTTATTGGTCAAAAATAAATAAAAAATAAATAAAAACATTTTCTATTCCGTCTTTGTCTTCAAGTCTGCAGAATCATCCAGTGCAATACCTTTTTGTAAAAAAATTGTTTGTTTAAAATTCATTATCAAAAAACGTCGAAAACATTCTTCAAAAAAATAGTTTGGTCCATTGGTCTTTAAAGAAGTGTACAGCTCATCCAAATTAGATTTATCATCATCATCATCATCATTCCCAGAAGTGAGAATGACTTTGACAATTTTTTCATAAAGAATTGGGTTTGTATCCATTCCTATTGTAAACTTTTTCTCCCACCAAATTGGTTTTGAACCTGATGTTTTCATCACATATGCTATATCCAGGTAACCATCTCTGTTATCAAAAATCTCTACAAGGGAATTGAAAACAAATACTTCCATGTTAGAGTCATCACCATTACACTCTATAATGGTATCAAAAGAGTCCAAAAGTAGGTAACTAGATACATCAGTACAGACAGTCAAAACATTTCGTTTATCACATGTTTTGGAAAATTCTTCATATCTCTTGTTAAAATCATTTTGAATTTTTGCAATCAATTTATTGGTATCAATAGACATTTTGTCGATAGAAAGTTAATCCAATTTTTTGTTTTTAAAAATCCAGAATCTTGTACACTTTATAGAAAACAAATCAGACAAAAATCCTGTCACCTCAGGCAAAGTAGAACCCCAACGTTCTAAATTAGTGGCCCCACAATATTTTCACTTTTGATTCTGGAGAGCAGGGTTTTTGAAAAAGGATTTTTTTGTTTCGAAACTTGTTATAAAAGTCTGCATAATATTTATTTTTTATCAAATCAAAAAGATATAACAAAATACAAAATGTCGGACAATATAACAAGAGCTCTCAATTTTGAAAACCCAAAGGGTGTCATCGATATTAAAGACTTGTCAACTCATTTGACCAACGGTGATGTTACAATGTCGGTCATCAAATCAAAGGATTCTGCTATACCTGGATGTAAATGGGGATGGTCAATCAATGGAGGTCCTGTTCTTGTTGCTATCAATTCTTCAAAATTTCCTCTAACGTCAAGATATGGAATGACGACTCCCAAAATGAATCCAAATTTGGACAAGCCTGGGTCTAACGGCAACGCTATAGTAGCAAGAGATGTGTATAGTGTTGGAATACAATTGTTTAATGATGAAGGTCAAAATGAATTTCACCATACTATTATTGATGCGATTAAAGAATTGCGAGCATTTGTTTTAAAAAAGGTTCTTGAAAAAAGGGCACTGTACGTTCCAAAATTGATGACTGCAGATAAGGGGATAGTTGAGCACTGTGTTCATGAACCCTTTATACATGCAAAGGAAAAGGTTTCTG